CAATATGACTCCAAAAGAAATCATATCCTTTCCCTCCTCACGTAAGAACGAGAGGGGACTTCGAAAGAAGGTCAGCGCCCGTCGCCCCATGGGGGGTCCGGATCGCCAACGGTTCTTACTGAAGAATGTTGAGTTTGAGGCAACTCAGCATCCTTCAACGTTGAGCGTGTCACAGTTCTGGAACGAATGCAACAAAGCTCTTGTAGACACCTTTTATCTAAAGGGAGTTTATGTGGGGCGGGTGCTTGTTAAGAAGTGTCCCGTTTCGGACATATCTGAGCTAGTGGATGGTCTCAAGTCATGGGTGGCCTATTGGCTTCCCCACGTTTTGAAAGACGATACACCACCTCAGTTCTTCTCTGATCCATATGAGATCCTTGATAGTGCTTTTCGGCGCTATTGGAGAAATCGTATGACATCAAAGAAGAGTCGGAGACGGAACATGGAATTAGCAAGTCTCGTGCTCTACAGCAAGAGATTGTTTCCTAAACTACCAGAATCTATCGTGGAACAGAAAATAGAAAAGTATCTAGACGGACTAGCTCGTCCGTTACCTGATAAGTACAACTGCTCACATCGTATCGAGGAGGAAATTCGTGTCTCAGTCCAAGAATTGGGGGAAGAGAGAATCGTCGCGGATTACACCGTTCCGTTCGCTCCATCAACTAGTTCTTGTTTTGAGTCAAGTCGCGCGAATGGCGGTATCCAGGGCTTTGTCCGGGAAACTGTCATGACGCCTGACTTTCGCGAAAGTCATCCTTTCTTACGTAGTGTCGAGGAGTGTGAAGAAGAGGTTCTAAAATTCTTCGACCCAGATCTTATGACCTGGGACGGAGTATGGACGGACCTACTTAGTCAACTACTCGATGTTGCGGAGGAGACAGAAAGTGGACAGGAGTACTACGGTGCTCGAGTTGCCGGTATTCCCGAGCCCCTCAAAGTTCGCCTTGTTACACGCCAGTCCTGGATCTTGGGCCTTTTAAGTCCAATTCAGAAAGCGTGGCACAAGCGGATGAGAGGGACAGAGATTTACCAACTTATCGGAGGTGTTCCCGTTTCAGACGCTATTAAAGGTCTGGAATTGGAACTCGGACAGAAAGTGGTCAGTGGGGACTATGCAGCTGCGACAGATGAGATCTTCCTACGGTATACTAAGTATGCCGCAGAACAGATGCTGTCTGTCACAGATATCAAACTCCCCGCTCGCCTCGTTCAGTTCGAGCCTCTAATAAGGAAGATAGCTATCGAGAGTCTAACTAATATCAAGGTGACGGTGGGTCATCGGACGGTTCCTGTTACCAGGGGTCAGATGATGGGTCATATTCTATCCTTCCCTCTTCTATGTTTGCTCAATCGGTCCGCCAGTTGTTGCGCAATACCTCGTGAGAGGTTTATGCGTATCAATGGTGATGACGTCCTATTTCCAGCCAACGCTACAGAGTACTCGCTATGGAAAGCAAAGACTCGGAATGTAGGTCTCAAGTTTTCACTTGGGAAGAACTACTACTCCGAACACTTGGCTCTCATTAATAGTGAATTCTTTGTACCCAACGGGAAAGACTGGACCCCAATGAAGGTTCCGAATCTCGGCCTCATGGGCTATCAGTATGAAATGATAGACCGTGATACCGGGGTTCAGATTCTTCCTTGGGACCAGTATGGCGCCATTTGGACTGCCTTTGAGAAGACATTGGATCCGGGAATGTGGAAGCCGGGTTTCTCTCTGTTCAAACGTCGGTACCCTGTTCTTGAAAAGTTCAGGGGCCCGGTGTTCGGACCGAGGGAGTTGGGCTGTCTAGGGGGTAAGGTTCCAGAAGATTTTGAGTATTCGCGTACCGAAAGAATGTGGATGAGCGCGCATCAACAGGGTCTCTTCAATTTCCGTGATGGAGTCATGACTGATTACTCTCGTATTCAGACAGTCTTCCAACAGAAGCTGAAGGGGTGGAGTCAAGGTGTCCTGGGAGACCTCCAATATGGAGTTCCTCCCAGTAGCCAAACACTTCCTCCGATTGATGTGTTCCCAGATCCATTCTCTAGGTGTGGTGGTCACGGTAACAGGATCATGGTCTGTCGACGATGGTTGGTTAAACCAACTTCATTGAAGAAGATCAGGATCTTCGGGGAAAGGAGGTGGCGTCGCTTCCTCAAGGAGACTGGTTTTAACCAGGTCCTTGGGGGAGAGGCACTATCTTCTGTCCTCGGAAACTGCTACAGTAGCCAACGGCGATTCTGGTATAGAGAGGGTCTATATCGGGAGTTAGGAGACATGGTGGGCATTGAGGATATCCATTTGCTATTCCGGGAGTCTTAGCCAGTATGGTGAGATCAGAGACCTGAGGGGCTCCTACCCAACGCAAAGGTCCAGCTTCGGCTGAACGAATTAAAACAAATGGATCCTAGGACAAGTAAGGTGGTGAAGAAATCAAAGAGGACGCGATCTACCAAGTCGAAGTCACTATCATCGACTCTGACAACTGCTCCTGCCGCGATGAGCGTCAGGTCCACATATCAGGGTCCAAAGATACAACCTACAACCCGAGGCGCGATTGTTGAGAATTGTGAGAGTATTCTCACTCTTACCAGCAATCTCGTCCCTGATACAGAGCAGGTTGGAGCGGTCGAGCTTAGCGCCCGATCTTCCAATTTGCCCTGGCTCAACCAGATGGGAGCACTCTACAGTAAGTACCGTGTACTGTCAATGGCAGTCACGTACGAGCCGTATTGCGCTACCACCGTGGGGGGTCAGATGGTTATGGCCTTGGTCTACGATGAGAATGATAGCGACGTGGGAAATCTGTCGGCTAATAGGATATTACAAGTTGGCGGCAACACTCGGAACTCAGTATGGGCTCCCAGTTCGCCGGCGAGGTACGATGCTTCAAAGGCAGCTTATCCGTGGTTGTATAGTAAGGCTAATCCTTCTAGCAATACCACAGCTAATCTGTCTGTTGCGGCATGGTTGGTGTACTCCATCTTCTCTTCCTCGACCCTCACGGGTCTAGGCAGAGTCATGGCGCACTACAAGGTTGAACTTGTAGATCCTGTCAGCCCTCAGCTGAATCAATGATTTTACCTATAAAATATAGACAAACGGGTCTACCCATGGTTCCCAGACCTTATCGGTTTAGTCACTGCGATTTGACGAGGTTCGCCCTCCCGCAGGTTTAACTATTCCGATCAGCAGATCTGATCGTGGGGTTTTAGAAGAGATTCTACCGGGAGCCCTCCTCCCCTTATGGGGGATGGGAGAGTGAGACTGAATATCCCTATGTTCATTCGGTAATGTACCAACCCTTCCGGCATTGACCACTGTTTGATGGTGGAATGCTTGTCCGGTTGAATACATACGGATGCGCTCTACGGAGTGTTAAGTGGGGGATTTGAGGAATCGTAGACCCATCTCCTGTGAGGTGGGGCTCCTAATGTGAGATGTCTATGCTAATCGGTCTGTGATGGTTAGTATGGGTGTCTGGTTTTCTCCTCTCGGAGGCGACCGCCGAT